TGTGTTCTTGCCACGTGTAGTTCCTGTAGATCTTATGTTGTTAATATCAGCTGTCTTTGTAATAGGCTTGTTCTTTATGTTTAGAGAACGGGGCGGGAAGATACAACAGATTGTATTAGAAAAACATAACACACGTTATGTAAGAAGTGCTACACTAATTGACTTGTTTTATTGGATGTGTTTGTACTTCTTTAAAGAACTAAACGATATACCTATGTCAACAACTTGGGTGTTTGTTGGTATGCTGGCTGGACGTGAACTTGCTATTGCACAGTTTACAGGCAAGCATAAATTTAAGAGTGTGTTTCCATTAGTGGGAAGAGACTTTATGAAGATGATGATTGGTCTGGGAGCAAGTGTTGCACTAGTACTGATGATACATTACGTTATCGTTCCTAACGGACTTTAATACTTAAAGGTTGTGTTCAACGGCACAGCCTTTTCTCTTGACTTATATCAATATGATGTTATAATTACAGTATAAGCATTAAACATTTAACCATCCACAGCGGAAAGGACACAGTTTGAAGATGAAAATAATTGCAGGCAACAGCAACAGGACGTTGGCCCAAGACATTGCAGAACACTGTTTTGCCGGACTAGTACCAGCAACAATATCAACATTCGCAGACGGTGAAACAAATGTTGAGTTTCAAGAAAATGTTAGAGGCGAGGATGTGTTTATTGTACAAAGTACATCAACTCCTGTTAATGACAGTTTAATGGAACTTTTGATAATGATTGATTCTGCAAGGCGAAGTAGTGCTAGTCGTATTACTGCTGTTATTCCTTACTTTGGTTATGCTAGACAAGATCGTAAGAGTGCTTCACGTACTCCTATTACAGCAAAGCTAGTTGCAAACTTATTAACAACCGCAGGCGCTGATAGGATCCTTACAATGGATCTACACGCAGGACAGATACAGGGCTTCTTTGATATTCCGGTGGACGATTTAACAAGCCGTAAAGTGTTTGCCAAAGACATCAAGTATAAAGTAAACACAGAAGAGCCTACAGTATTTGTATCACCAGATGCAGGCGGTGCTGTTAGAGCTCGTAAGTTTGCAGACATGTTCCATGGGGACATTGCTATTGTAGACAAACGTAGACCAGAAGCAGGCAAGAGTGAAGTAATGGCGCTGATTGGTGATGTTAAAGGTAAACACGCTATCTTAGTAGACGACATTATTGATAGCGGCGGAACATTGTGTAGTGCAGCGAAAGCTATTATGGATGCAGGCGCCCTAAGTGTTCGTGCATATATCACACACGGCGTATTATCAGGCGAAGCATGTCAAAAGGTTGAAAAGAGTGTACTTGAGGAACTAGTAATCACTGACAGTATTGGCAATCGTTGTCCTAAAAATTGCAAAAAGACACGACAGGTAAGTGTCGCGCCTTTGTTTGGTGAAGCAATACGTAGAGTATCAAACGAAGAAAGCGTTAGTAGTTTATTCGTCTAACGCTGTTTCAATATGTTTGATGTATTCGTCAATGCTATGATCTGAGAAGCTGTCTATCTTACCTTGCTTTAGCCCCATCCAGATGCCGCGCCACTTGTCTTTGAATAGTTGCCATCCGGTAGGTGTACGAATTAGTCCATAAGCATTAAGATAGTTTTCAGTTCCATGATGCTTGTAACCTAAAAATTTTGGAGGCACAGTGGTAACGATGTCGTTATTATTTTTCCATCTATGGTGCTCAACGTTTAAACTATTACAGTAACCTTTCCACCCTACACGAGGCGAACCGTAAGTAAATAATTGTACTGGATCATTTAGATCAATATTGTGCTTGCAACGACTAGCCATGATTGTTGCCATAGCTGCACCTAACGAGTGTCCACAGAACCAAAGTGTCTTGTTTACATTTGTTTTACGCAATGCATCTTCTTCAACCATAGGCCAAAGCACATCTACTTCTGCTTTAAATCCTCTGTGTACTCTACTAATTGTTTCAGCCAGTACTGGCAATGCTTTTAAATCTGCTTTGATGTCGTTAAACTCTGTTGGTTGTGTTCCTCTACAAGCGATTACTAAATCCGTTTTGTTCATAAAACGATATGCTTGAGCTCCTTCTTTGTCATAAAATTCTACAGTCGTGAATCCTAATTTTTTTGCTTGCTTTTTAGCGTCCGATATGTTACTATATGCTACACTTGATAACTTAGCGAATAACAATGAACGTTCTAAAAAACTTAACTTTTCTATACCTTGCATGTGTGCCCTCCATAATGTACATTTATTTATTGTTATTGTAACTAAATACAAATATAGGAAAGTAAACCAATGCGTAAAAAAACTAGAAGTATACTTGAAGAACTAAACAATATTGGTAGACCCAAGGATAATAATGATCTATTGATTGAAGCCTCGGCGAGTAATATTATTGAAAGCTCTATTAATTTATTAAACATGATACATAGAACTTATGATCAGGATAACGCATCTGAGCTAGAACGTAGATTTATTAACAGTATTAAATCAGGCGATCCACGCAAGTTTAAGAGAAGTATTAACAGAATTATTGAGAGTAAAAAAAATGACAATACTTAAAGAAGGCGGCAACATATTTAAATCTGAGCAAGGACCTCTTACTCAGCGCATTGCAACCAAAGACGTACAAGCTTCAATAAACTTTATAGAAAAGATTACAGGCTTAGTCTACGATGAAGAAGATTGGTTAGGTACAACAGGTAAGAAGAACGATCCAGATGGAGAGTTTGAAAAGAATAGTTCCGGTGACCTAGACTTAAATACAGACGCAAGTAAAATCAGCAAAGAACAATTGATTGCTAAACTTACTAGTTGGTTAAAATCAAAAGGCATTGATGACGAAGCTATTATGAACAAAGGCCGCAAGAAGACAGACGGTTGGATTCATAATGCAGGCGATCAAGTTCACTTCCGTACACCTATTGCAGGCAACTCCAAGAATGGATATGTGCAAACAGACTTTATGTTTACTGACAACCCAGAGTTCCAACGTGGAGCAAAGCGAGGCGGCACACCACAGTTTGGCGGAACAGACAGAGCTATATTGTTATCAAGTATTGCAAGAGGACGCGGCTTAAAATTTAGTCCTAAGTTTGGCTTAGTTGATCCTGCACAAGGCGATGAAGTAGTTGCTTCTAACTGGAATGATATTGCACCTATGCTACTAGGCAAAGGAGCAAAAGAATCTGATACAATTACTGTAGAAACAATGCTTGCATTTTTAAAGAAAGATCCAAACTACGAAGAGCTTATTGCTCCTTGGAAAGAAACAATGGAGAAGGCAGGTAAACAAGTACCTGAGTCAACATTTGAATCATTAGCCGACAAGCAACTAAGTAGAATTGTTACATTAGCGAGCGTATTAGTAAAATGAGATTTGGTGAATTCCGCATATTAACAGAAGCAAAAGTTGGCCGTGAGTATCAACACTTAGAGGACCTAGTGTTTGTTGACGGGTCGCAAGGCGCAAACAAGGCCGCAGACATACTAGACAACCTAGGAACAGATAGTTCAGACGTTGCTATTAAGTGGGACGGCAATCCAACTATCTATTGGGGACGCGAAGACAACGGCGAGTTTGTTATGGTTGGTAAGAATGGCTGGGGAAGACAGCGTTCAACATCATCTGCAGACCTTGCTAAGTTTATTAAGACTAGTGGCAAGGGCGAAGAGTGGCGCGAGAAGTTCGGCAATGATATGGCACAGATATTTGACATACTAAAAAGCTCAACTCCTCCAAGTACAAACCAATATGTATACGGAGACTTATTATACCATCCAGGTAATCCATATACAATAACAGATGGTAAAATACAATTTACACCAAACAAAGTAACTTATACTGTAGATGTTAACAGTGACATGGGCAAACGCATTGCTCAGTCTAAAGTAGGAGTTACAGTACACACAAGATATAATGCCTTTGGAGACAAAGACGGACAGCCAGTTAACCAAGTAGGTGAACTAAACAGTAAAGATGTTGTAGTACTAGGGCAAACTTATGTATCACATCAGCCAACTGTGAAGTCAGGCGAAACAGATAGTATACGTAAGCTGGTACAAAAGAATGGAAAATTAATTGATTCATTCCTTGCTCCGGTGAAAGGGTTAAGTGATA